CCGGGGTTTGTGGCCCACCACGCAGTTGTCTAGCGTAAGGGTCTGGCCAGGGCATCCTACACCTACATCGAGTCCGTATGCTTGGCCTGCATCTGAGGAGTACTTCTGAATCAATATTACCCACCTGCCACCGGTTGGCGCATTCCTCGTGAAAACCCGCAAGGGTTCCCACTTTCGTATTTGGGCACTTGGCGTGCGATGGCATTAGAGGAACCTCTGTGAGTAGCGTACCTTTTTGAGTACGCTGTCACACGGCTAACAGCGGCGCTGGGATTCGTTAAGGGATCCACCCCGCACCCAGGTAACTCATGGGCAAATGGCCGCGTAGAGGATAATTCCCGCCGACGGTGCAATGATAGCGATCCAGAAGGAAGAATCAGGGAGCAAGGGGCTCTAACACGCTGGGGAATACTGTAAAGCCCAGCGAAGTAGCTCCTAAATACGGACGAAGCGGCCTCACGTCGGGACCAGCACCTACTCCAACTGGCTGGACTCGGCGAACCTACACTCAGCCGTACAACCCAAAATGCGAAGCCGAATCATGTCTTCTAAGGGGAGCGCTTATCCGGAGTCCCCAGGCGCTTGTCGTGACTCGCCACCGTGTCACGTTCAGTTCAACAAGGTGTGCACCAATTGCTTCAAGATGATTGGGAGTGTCTCATTAGTAGGCCTGCCCGGGCTCATTGCTCGTGGCCACCTACAAACGGAACTCCAACGCGCAGCTGATTCGTTCGATGAGAGCGAAGAGGCTCCGCTGTTTACCCGTGCATATCTTCACCATCCCCGTCACTATTTGAGCGGTACGCTCACTGATCTCCTGTGCGACATTGCCTCACACACCGCCGGTTCCATTTGGTGCCGCATTCTTCCAACAATGCTGCACACGCATCAATTTCTCAAGTGTTGTGTTCCGGAAGGCAATGTATTCCCTTTTAGTACACACAGGGAACAACCTAGCACACTTCCCACTCCTACACCGATTCAAACGGCTTGTCTTACAGAGGAGCCCAGCCAAACCGGAAGCGTGATTGTTCTTGCCCCATCCAACAAGTGTATTTTCCTCTTGGCTCATGGCCGAATGCAGGCTTGGCACAATTCGGGCACCCCTTTGCGTGCACTCGTGCACCAGGCAAAGCAACAAGTGCCCGTTGCCCACATGCCCACATACACCTATGAACCACATTGGAAGTGCATTTTGGAATGTGCGTGCAGAACCTTCACGGCGCATGGCAACAGCAAGTCTGCTGCCCAGGAAGATGCTACCTTGGAGTCCATGAATTGGCACAAGGACTTCTTACCCACACGCGCGATTCCGAAGGCCTATGCCCCCATCGTTTGTACAGCCCACAAGGAAGTGCTAGACACCATTTACGCGGTGCAGGTGGAACCAAACGCCGCAGTATCTCGCGTATTCGCGCCGAACAACCAGAATTCTGAAGACCCGGACGTTGCTTGTGCCTGGTACAACATTGCCAAGGGTCTCTCATGCTGCGCGAACCCAGTGAAAGCCGCTGATGCGGTGTATGCAAGAGCCCACCTGCCGCTCTCAAGATATTCCGGGGTGACACTAAGAACCATGCTTTGCCTTGCACGTCAATCCCGGCTGCCCTTCAACGTCGCCAGCATTATGACGAGGGCGGTCATGCACGGCACGCAAGTGTTAATGGTGCCCTGGTTATGGGAATCAGACGATCATCCCGTTCTCCTCTATCTACCGCCGGTGGACAACCACACGGCCCATTGGGAACTTGTAAACCTGCCACTACACAGGTCCATACCACTACCACCTGGGCCAATTGATCATTCGTTCGCTGTCGCAGCCTCCTACAATCGGAACCTTCCCTGGGGCAATGGGGCCGTGCTAAGCGCATTTATTTTTGCGACCACACGTGCATACCTGCTCGAAATTGATACCGACCCTAACGTGCAATACAACCCGGGCCGCGTGTATACGGATTGGGATGATTTCCATGCTGCAATCGAGCCGTATCTTTTCGGAGATGACCTTGGCACGGAAGTTCACCGTGACCAAAGAGCAATGATTGAGGCCAAAGAGGCTGACAGGAGGATCGAGATAATGGAGGATGAGCAGTATCGTTGGGATGCATTTGAAAAGGCCCTGGACAAGTACATGGACGTGCACATGGACCTCCAGGCACTACTCCAGACCCAGGCCAATGAGTACGCAGATCTCGAAGATGAAGAAGACGATGCTTATTGCGAGCTTTATCGTGACATTTTCTTGGAATCCCATCGTATTCTCAAAGACTGCCTGGCCAGACAGTTCATCCCTACCAGTCTGCCCTGCCTATCAGTGAATGAGCCCTATGTCGCATTCAGACTTATGGATGGCTCATATATGACCCAGGAAACAGCCACAGCCGCTGCACTGACTCGCAATGACCTGCTAAACATGCTGTGTGGCCAGTACGTCCCGAAGCCCACCGTCCTGCGGTTCCACCAAAAGGTTGCGAACTTTCTCTCAAACTGGCTCTTTCAGGATGAGGCCCGCCCCAGCGATTGGATATACAGCGTTGGTGCAAATCCGCCCGTTGGGCGAGCAGATCATTGGTGCGGTGCCGGAGCATGCACTGCCAACGACCTCAACATCGTGCACGCTTTGCGAATAGCCGGCACAAAGGTTTGCAATTGTAGCTACACCTACAAGGGAAGGTGCATCCACTATTGGATCTGGGCCCCGTTATTTTATTGGCCCTGGTACCGGACGCAAACCATATCCACAGTCTTCACCGATGAAGCGCTGCCCATCGATTACTGTGTACCCGTGGTACGGCCTGGCTGGAGGCCTTTTTCCATGGCTTTGGATGACACGGTGTCCTTTGGGCTGCAATGCGGAGAAGCCGGCTCTCTGACTGGGCTAGACCACCGGGTCACTTCATCCAACTCTCTGTGGCCATGCGCATCCCCCTTCCACACATTTACACCCGAATTGGTTGAACGCACTGACCAACTTGCCTTTGGATTCTCAGGTGAATCGGCACCACGGGTGAAATGTTTGCAAGCCAAATACAATCCGGAGCACTACATTCGCTCACGCATGCCCTTGTGGTATGCAGCCTTTGCATTAATGGTGCTCCTCTTGGCGTATCTACAGCTCGCTATCTATTTTGTGGAAGAAGAGGCATTGTGCACATGGCCCGATTACACCTTCCCGCTACCGAAAGACTCCAGAATCGTGGATTTCTGGTGGCACTTCCTTTACGCCTCCGCCAAGGTCCTGTTGCTTGAGACGCTCGCATCGGTTCTTTTATGCGTCGCGGACTTTGGTACCGTGCCCCTCACCTACACCCTCAAGGTGCTATGCCTGCCAGTCATCGCGTGCATATTTGCCCTATCGATGATGGTTATACGGCCGTACATGTCACACCATTGGTTCGGGTGGAGGGAGCCGTGGAAGCGGAGGTACCCCCGGCACCTTGTCTCATTCCTGCTTAAGGAAGTCCACATCCCGGAAAAAGCCAGAATTTTGCCTCAGGCCATGGCACTGTGGGATGGGAAGTCTGATCTTGAGACAGTGCTACACTCAGCAGCCGTCAGAGAGCTGCAGAGGTCAGCATGGAAAGGCGAGGACGATCTCACTCACTCCCGCTGCTCACTGATGGTCACGCCTGATGACATCAGAGCACTCGCCAACTTACTAAAGCTGACCGACCGGGGGGATGTGCCCGCATTTGGGAGAATGAGGAGGGCAAGGCAGGACATCACCGATTGGGCAGGCAACAGAAGGAAGAATGTTCGCTGTGCCCGCCCCGGATGTACCTCTGCCCCAGTTGGAAAATGGAAATGGCGTCATGGACTATGTCCTGCATGTTACGCCTCCCTATCCAACAATTCTTCCTGCGAGGCTACGGCATGGAGGGAGGGCGCGCTGTGTGGTGGAAAAACCGTCGCCTTTGAAGGATTTGTACCGATACTGGAGACCAAGGCGACGTTGCCCATCACCCGCTTCAATGCCTGCCCAAAGATCTTGCAGCTACCTGGAAACGAAACCGCCCCAAAGCAAGTTGGAGCCCGTGAGCTGTATTATAGCGACCACGAGCACACGCCTAGAGTAGCCGGATTCTTAGCTGGCTATGGAATCGTGGTGCCTCCAACGGTCTTTCCTAAAACCTTCCTGGCCAACATTCGGACGCTGGTTTGTCGCGTGTTTAAGGAAAACCCGATAGCGCCGAAACCGGGCGTGCTGACCACACTATTTGGAAAGGCAAGGGAAGTGGAAAACGTGCTGGGCAAGTTCAGTTTGCTGAAGATCATGCCTCCCACGAAGCTGGAGTGGCTACAACATTTTCCCGCCAACCGACGGAAGGTGTTTGAACACCTCCTGGTAGATTTGCTCGAGACAGGTTGTCCGGTTGCCCTAAAGCCTCCCAAGTTCAAGTTAATTGTGAAAAGGGAATGGACAGCTGCTGCCGTGCCATCTGATTCAGAGGCAGCACACTACATCACTGATGCAGATGTGCAGGAGTGGCGCATGAGCATCTTAAACGGAGGAAAGTTCACTATACCCTGTGTGCCAGTGAGGGCTTTCTTTGAGCCAATGCGATGTGGCAAGCCGCGTGCCGTTAATGGACCCGAAGATTCCACACATCTCCACGCCGGACCAGCCACCTTTGAAATGACCCATCAGCTCAAAAACCACTGGCACCACCTCAATCATATCTTCTATGCTAGCGTGTCCCCCTCCTTATTGGATGAGTGGCTGAATTTGAATTGCCACCGGGGTTTTGTCGTATGGTGTGATTACACCATGTTCGACTGCACGCATAGCAGGGAATCATGGCAGAATCTCGAGACTCTCTATGATCAGATTCTCGACGATGGCTGGGAAGGCAAGGAGGCCGCTTTCAAAGTGTTTGATCTTTGGAGGGCCCCCAAAGGTACCGCCTTGGCCCGAAATGGCCAGATATTGAGGAAGGTCAAGTATAAAGGCGGCATCATGAATGCCTCTGGACGAGATGACACTGCACTAGCCAATGCTCTACTCAACGGAGTTGTGATGTCATCCGCTCTAGCCGCTGCCTATTTTTCCGTGCAGCTGGAAGATTTGTCGGTGCAACAATGGCGTGAATTTTCACACCTTGCAGCGTTGGCAGTCGTGGGTGATGACTCGCTATGTTTCTGCCCAACGACCCGCTCAGATGGCAACCCTTGGAGTGAAACTGACATGCGCGCAGTTTCGGACAACATCGCAAAGTCGGGTTTCATAGCCAAACTGGGCTGGTCACACCGGGTGGTTGATGCGATCTTCCTGGGGAACAGGCCATACAAAGTGGCCGGAAGGTGGTATTGGGGCCCAACTTTGGGGCGTAGGCTGTTCAAGCATCATTGCTGCATCAGCCCGGACGCAAACCCCATCGCCTGGCTCCATGGGGTGGCCCGCATGGAGGCCACCGCCTTCCCATTCGTCCCCTTGCTTGGCGCAATGGCCAAGAGAACCTGCGAACTGCTGGCTGGGAAAAAGGTTGCAGAGTTGCCCATCCCGAGCTACAAGTTGGACTGGACAAAGAGAGAAGTCCCAGCTGCGCCGGATGTGAGCACATACCGCGCTTGTGCAGATGCTTACACTACTGATGGATTTGTCATGACAGAACGCATGCTGCACCAGGCGGAGGCCGAAATCACGGCAGTGGACAGCCTTCCAGTTTATCTCGGCCACCCAGCATTTTCGGTGGCCTTGTTTGTCGACACCCTGTGAGGGCTTGGCCCTCAACTACCTCCCCACCCACGATGACCTTGTGTGACTAACCCTTACCGCGAAACGGGGACGCCCCCACCAAACACCTCTGAATGTCTTTGGCAAAGCACTCAAAACCTGTTGCATGCGCATTTGGTTCCTGCTCATCAGCTGGACAGTGCATACATTTCTATTGGTAGCATACTATGCCTCCAAAGCAATCACCGAAGCCACAGGCAAAGCGCTCGAAGAAAGCCAGGGCCCGCAACAAGAAGGAGAAGGAACGTTTGAAAATGAGCCCCTCCAAGGGCCCAGTAATGTTACGGTCCAACAAGTACGGAACTGCGCACTACGAGCGTGGCATGAAGCAACCCACCGCCCTGCTCCGTTCCACAGGAAGGGTGCGTAACGAGTTGGAACTGTGCATAGCATTGCCTGGCAAGGGCACAGCCTGTCGGCTGCCAACTGAAGGGATGACTGACACTGCTATTGTCGGCCTCTCAGATCAGTTCGTGGTGAATTCCCCGGCCACTCCTTTCGGAACTTTCAATGCAGGGGATTTGCTGGTGGCACTGTACGGACAAATTGGAAGGTTCTTGGCAGTTTATAGCACCAATGCAGCAAGCACTGTGTACTCGCTGTATTTCCTCCAAAACACTCCCCTTGTGCCTGGAACAAGCTGGTCTTTTCCCCTATCCATTGTTGCCGTAGGCGTGACTGCTCTCAACGAACCCTGGCCGTTTGCTGGTGCCAGATTCGTGTCAGGCACACAAGTCCACGGCAACATCTTGGCTGCAGGGCAAACGGCCAATCAAGCATTTATCTTCATGAACACAGGGGACTCGCTGACCATCTCAAGCCTCATTGGCACTATCACTGGTACTCAGTACTTCAATGTTTATTTCTACAATGGAGCCAGTGAACCGAACACACCTGTCGCCACATTGGTCATCACATTGACCACTGGCTCAGGCAGTGGCAGCTATGCCGCTACTCTGACAGGGTATTATTCTTTCAGCATGGTGGAGGTGAATGCCACTGGAGGCACATCACTTTCATGTGTGATGACTGCAAACCTGACCGTTGCATCAGGCACTTGCTGGCACCACTACATGATTACAGACGTGGATGCAACTGCCAATGGGGACACCACCCTGGCATTATCCAGCCGCGTGAATGGTGCTTCTGTCTTGTGCACCAACACATCCGCCTGGAACAATAGGCAGGGCACGGTACTAGCCGCCCGGCTGAAAGGCAAGGAGTTCTACAACATGGTCCCCGCAGATCTGCAGGTCAACTACAAGTATAGCGGGGACGCAGCAAAAGGGGTGTACACATTCAAAGCATTCTCTGAAGAGGCGGCACATTTTGAAAATTCTGTTTCGGGTGAGAACTCGAACTTGATTTCTTTCAATCTGGCCTATGAAGACTATGTGCACTTCGTGCAGATCTCCTGCCCTGGATACGCATCAAACCCGAATAGTTATACAGTGACCTATTCGGCAGTGATCGAATTCCAAACAGCCAACCAACGCTACCACACGAAGCCTTCCAGCCATAAAATGCAGGACCTGGCTGATGCAAGGGCACACATCAATTTGGTGCCCTACTGGTTCTACGAGAACCCCAGCCACATGGCTAGCCTCTACAACTTCATCAAAAGAGGGGCCCAGAAAGCCTACAACCATGTGAGCAACAATTCGGACACCTACACAGCCATCGCCAGGTTGTTAGCCACTCTTGCCTTGTAACATGCGTGAGCTAGTTAGCTTGCCTTACTGATGCGCCGAGAGCGAAACACTCAGAAAGTCCTCGTCTCCTTCCTCTCCAGTCACCACGCTTGAGTGGGACCACACTGATGCCATAAGAGCTCAGGTGTTGACAAAAACATTTATA